AATATTATCTTTGCAAATAATGACTAAAGTAATTATTGATGCTAAAACAAATAATATCTAAGGAAATTTTATAAAATTTTTATTTAATTTTATTTAACTTTATTTAACTTTATTTAATTTTATTTAATTTTATTTAATTTTATTTAATTTTATTTAATTTTATTTTATTTAATTTTATTATATATACTATAATAATTTATCATAATAATTTAAACATACGTTTGGTTATAATCATTGATACCATAACTGGTATCATCGTCCGAAAGTTTTGCACTCATGATAACTGACCGATTAATTAAACCACCATTTAGAATAAGCATTCCAAATAAAATTGCTGAAACCATAAATGGGACTAATACAATAAACCATGATACTTTTTTGTGGCCAGATTTGCAAATCACATTTAATATAAATGTCCAAAATAATACATATATCGTTTTTCCAACAAAAATATGTAATGTATTTGGAACCGCACACTCGAAATTTCCTAAACATAATTTATTTGTATTTCCTAAATTTTGAATCATCGCAATTACAATACCAAAAATAGATATTACTAAATATAAATATGCTGGCTGACATAATTTTTTAATTTCTTTCAATACTTTCATTATGATATATTAATAGAAAAATATATAATAAGTGTATTAAAAAATATTCCAAACCAAATTCTAAATTTTATGCTAAATTTTATGCTAAATTTTATAATCAGTAATTTGTATTAAAACTCGTATTTTCAAGATAAGTTGGTTTAAGTGGAGAACCCGCACCTTTAATTGCATTAAAAACACCATGCATATTAGAAACGTCGTTAGTAAATATATTACCACCTTTTTGTCTTTTATTTGAACGACGTTTATTTGAACGGGTTTTATTTGAACGACGTTTATTCAAACGACGTTTATTTGAACGGGTTTTATTTGAACGACGTTTATTTGAACGGGTTTTATTTGAACGACGTTTATTTGATAATTTTACCTTTTTTGGTTTAACCATTATATATTTGATTAATATATTATTATATTATTGATTATATTTTATACTATTGGATGTCAACATGTGTTAACATATGTCTTCTGCAACATATTTTTTTTAATTTAAGATCGTCCAATACTCGTCCATTAATTGTTTTGTCGGTATTATCTGTAGTAAAATAAATAATATCATCAACACCAACATCATTATTACTCTTCGCCTTATTTACTTCCAGTTTATAATAACGGTATTTATCTGCCAATACTTTTCCGCATGTAAAACATTTAACAGGAATAATCATATTAATATATATAATTATACTTTATTTATAAATCAATTTATATTTATATTTAATCAAAATATATTATATTTCTTTATTTATATAATATTTATAATCAACATCCGTTTTAAAACCCTCAACAGTGACAACTTTTGAATATTTATTATCTTTGTCGTCGTCATCGTCATCATCGTGATCGCCACTACCATCACCATCTTTTTGTTTGGCATCGTTTTTTTTACTATTTTTTTTTTTTGTATTAATTCCTAAAATAGAGAAGATTGATATTAAAAATAAAAAAGTAAATATTATTAACAATATATATATACCATTTTCTCTCAAATAATTTAAAACCATCTCTAAATAATTTTCACTATTTAATGTAGTTGTTTTCGTATCAGCAGTAAATAAACCCTCTGTAGTATTATTTATTTCCGGCTTAGGTATTAATATGTTAGCTGTATCTTTAACAAAATCATTAGCTGAAGTTGTTATTACACCGCCCGCATCATTAATCGCACTTGTTGTATTTTTAATTAAATTGTTTGATGTGTTTGTTATTGCATCTCCAGTATTATTAATAGCGCTTGTTGTATTTTCAACAAAATCGTTGGATGACTTTGTTATTACATCGCCTGCGTCAGATATAGATTTTGAAATTAAATCGCTGGCATCACTAAATATATTATCATTATCGTTAATATTAATATTATTATTTGTATTTGTATTTGTATTCATATAAATTATATTAATATAAATTATATTAATATAATAAAGTTTTACACCTTTGAATGTTTAAAATGCCGATTTTCTAATATTTAGAGAATTAATAGATTTTGTAAATTTTAGTTAATTTATAAAATTGATTTACGTCCTTGAACATTTTAAACACCTACCTTTATAAATTTAATATGAATTTTTCCAAATGTTCACTCGGATTGGACGTTCGTATTAAAGATAAACGAAACTTTATTGCGAATCACAGTTATGAATTGGACCAAAAGGAAACATTGCAGTATAGCGAAATTGATGATAATAAAAAATGTGAAATTTTTGGTATACAAAAAAGTAATATAGATTTTATTACTCAAAAAAAAATGAGTGGATGTGGAGAACACTATTACCCCCTAATGAAAGACTTTAATGCTAAAAAAATAATTGGTAGTGATAGTGGTTGGAATCGAATACCTGTATCTGGAAGTAATCAAAGTTATAAAAAAACTCCCAAACATATGCTAAAGGTAAATAAATGGTTAGTATATTGTAATAGTAAAGGTGCAAGATTATATCATCAATTAAACGAAACCCAATTTAATTTTATAAATGACCTATTTAAAAAATTAAAGGAATTACATTTGCAAGGTTTTAACCAGTTAAAACAATTAAAATAATCAGTATTTAAAATGTTCAAAGGTGTAATAACACTAATCTTCAAGTTCCTCTAAATCATAGCCCGTTGTAGTTTTCACCTTTCGATGTTGTTTGTTATTTTTATGGAATTCATTATGACATTTCTCACATACATTAATTAAATTTGCAACATGGTCTTTATGAAACGTTTTAATATACGAATTACTATTATTTGCATTCACTTGATGTTGTAAATGGTGAATTTCTTCGCCAATGTTTTCGTTACATTTTTCGCATTTCTTTTTAATTTTTTTCTTATTAAAATGACTTCCATCGCTCATTAAAATATTATTACTGCTTATGTTATACTTATTTCTTATTTCGTGTGCTCGTGATAAAAAATCATCTTGAATATTTAATGATTTACAAACTTCCAATCCATACATAGTGTCTCCAGAACCTTCTTTTAATTTTCTATTATATGACAATTTCTTATTTTTTTTATCATATTTTACGGTCATATGCATTAATTTTAATTTGTCTAATTTCTTTACTTCTTCATAATGTGCTACTTCATGAAAATGTGTTGCAAATAAAAATGTGCTTTTATTTTTATGTAAATATTCTAAACCGCATGTAAAAATACTTAGAGCAGAATCGTTTTCAGTACCAGAACACAATTCATCGCCCAAAATCAAACTATTTTCATCTGATAATTTTAGAATGGTATTTAATTCTGACATTTCTACAGCAAATGTGGATAATCCTTTAAATAAGTTATCGTTCCCCAAAATTCGAGTAAAAATCGCATTATATGGTGAAAATTTAAATGTGGAACATGGAACATATAAGCCACTTTGTGCCATTATAACAGCAATACCTATTGATTTTATAAAACAAGTCTTGCCCACAGCATTAGTCCCATACAATAACAGTCCATTATAATCATTTTTCTTATTTGTCCCAAGTGTTAAATCGTTAGTTACATACAATTCTTGCGTATTCAACTGTTCAACCAGCAAATGCCTTATTTCGGTGAAAGATACAAACGCCTTATTGCGTTTTGATTTTATTTCGGGCTTACATAAATTATATTTATGTGCAGTATAACTTTTACACTGTAAAATATCAATTTCTTTTATATATGAGGTAATTATTTGGAGAGAATCAAAATGATCCAAAAAAGTTTCATTATAATCATTTAAAAAAGAAATGATATTATCAATTAATTTATAAATAGACTTTTGAACCTTTGTTATGATATCATTAATTGTTTTGCTTGATATAATAATAGAATTCTTATTATTATTGTGATTAGAATATGTTATTTCATCCAAATTAAATGTGATATGTTTTACCGTTTTATCGTAAGAATTATATTTTATATCAATAATACGTTCCGAAGGACGTATACTTTCTATGCACGATTTTAATAATGTTTGTCTTCTTGATGTTATTATTAGCATGGGATCGGATTTATTTGTTGTGTGGAGTTTAACATAGGAGGCCGAACCCTTTTTATTTTCTTTCATTGAGATCATCGTTGATAATTGATTTTGTATCGAATCCAAAATAATACGACTGTCCAAACAATCTTTCATATAATCATCGATTGTTTCATTAACACCTTTTTTTATAATATCCAATTCCGACGGATCTAAATTAGAAAGTTTATCTGGATTTAAATCATTTATTTTCAAACATTTCTCAATGTTAAAAGTATTATCTAATTCCGAAATCAATTTATTACATTCTTTAATTGGGTTAGTATTTTTACAACAATAATCGTGAATAGATTTATTTTTATTTGTTTTATTACATACGGTTACTATCTTAAGTAGATCCTCGTATAAAATATAAAGATCTTTGGGCGTCGTTTTCTTATAAACAAACTTTCTTTTAAATTTTTCTGTGTCCTTAATTCCCCTCATGATACGTCTGTAATCATTCAAACACTCGTTCATATCTTCATAACCTTCGTGTTTTAAAAATTCTTCTGTCATTTTATAGGATTTATTCAAAGTTTCTTCGTTTGTGGTGGGATTGTGCAAATTATACATAAACTGACGTTTACCCATAGAAGTTATACAATTGTTTAATAATTTGCCGATTGAATCATTTTTATTACAATTTTTATTTTCTTCTAATATATTTAATTGCTTTAAAGAATGGTTTGCAAGAATTAGCTTATCGTTGTTAGAGTCGAAAATAGGTTCGTTTAATCTCGATGTCAAATCTGGATTACATTGGGTAATAAATTCGAGCAACAATATGAAAGATATAGTTGCTATATCATGTGTTTTTTGAATTGCTTCTAAATAAATATTTTCATCTAAATTAGGAAAATATTTTTCAAAAACTTCTTTTTGATATACTTGCTTAGAAGCATTTTTTGACATTTTATTTATAGCCTTATCATTATCATCACTAATAATGTGTATTTTGATATTGTCTAACTTAACATATGAAATAATATCATTCAAAATTTTATTATCTAAATTCGATTTAATTATGCATTCGCTTGGTTGATTAATCGCAACTTGTCTCTCGAGTTCATCATACGTACAAGGATTATGATAATACGTCGAATTAAATTGATGCATAGATGTTTTACCAGTAAATATATCAATAATTGCGATTCCATAAGTAAGATTTTCTGGGGAATATGGGGTTTGTTTATTATGTTCTATTGAAATACACATTGAATTGTTAGTTAGTTGTTCACTTTCACTTGAAAAATAACTTCCCGGTGTTATTATTTCAGAGACACTTCTTGTTGTATTCTTTCCTTGAATATCTTGTGTAACCATTACAATTGTATATCCGGATAGTTGGAGTTTTTTAACGTATCTATCTGTATATAACATATTAAATCCTGCCATTACTACTGGCTGTTTTTCATACATTACCTTTTGTTTTACTGTTATAATAAAATCATTTATTCTCGAAAAATCCTCAATCTTACTTCCTGTAATTTTTCCTTCTTCGTCTTTGTAAGCATAAACTTCAAAAAAAGCACCAACTTGCATTAATACTAACGTTTTCTCTCCATATTCATTTTGATATTTATTTGTATAATCTAAATAATCAATCACAATTGCCATTGGTTTTATACTATATAAAATAAATTGTTTTCTTTATGTATTTTAATTAATAAGATAATTACAAGTTACGTTTTATTATAAGTTAATTTTAATTACCATTATATTTAATTAAAAAAATTATGTATTAATGTATCACCATTCTTATTATTAATCTCTCCACTTAAAATACTTTGCTCATACATTTTTCTCAATACATCATTTGGTGCTATACTTCCAACTTTCAAAAGGTTCTGTTTGCGCAAATAGTCTTTTATATCTTTTATACTTGTTTGTTTTAAAATTCCACATTCTCTCTTTATCTTTTTACGCGTTTCATTATTTTTAATTAAAACAGAAACCTTATTGCCTATCTTTCCTAATTTATATTTTATTGTTTTTATTTGTTTCTTTATATATTTTTTGGGGAGAGAACCATTCTTTTTATACACTTTTTTTAACTCTTGTAATTTAACACTCCTTTCTGTATTTATATTTATATCATCTTTATCATGGATTTTAATTTCATTACTTACCTGTTTTTTTAATGTTGTATTATTTAAATTTCTCCTTTTTATCCATTCGCGATAAGTAGGTTTTGATCCATTTTTAATTGTGCTGTATGGAGGAGCTTGAGTATTTAAAATTTTAAAATTCGATATGGCCGGTTGCATGGCCGGTTGCATGGCCGGTTGCATGGCCGGTTGCATGGCCGGTTGCATGGCCGGTTGCATGGCCGGTTGCTTTTGAGTCTCTTTTTTTAGATTTTCAAGAAAATCAATCGATCTATTAAAATCACTTGTAAATATTTCTAAATTTGTATTTATTTTTTCATTTTCATTATTATTTTCATTATTATTTTCATTATTATTTTCATTATTATTTTCATTATTATTTTCATTATTATTTTCACGCTTCTGAAAATCTTTTATTTTATTAATTAGTTGACTCCGTAATTTATTTGGTCTTATTAATGATGATCGCGACGGCTTTATTTTTTTTTTTATTGTTTTATTTTTGTTTTTATTTGTAGATAATAAATCTGGATTAAAAAGTATAGTTTTTTTAGAGAGTGACATATATATATATATATTTGAAAACTACACAAGGTTTTAAACTTGAAAAAAAAGGATATAATAATTAATACAATAAATTATTACTACTAAATAAGCATTTAAAAAATGTAGTATAAATAAATATTATTGAAGTTAATAATAAAACAATAAAATTTAAAGAAAAATTGATATATAATTTAACTTAAATGAGTGAAATAAAAATGGATAAAACTAATGATGAAATTGACTACAATAATTATAATAATGAACCTTGGAAAGTGATCGAATCATATTTTCAAGGGATTAATCTACAACAAGCAGTTAAACATCAGTTAGAATCTTACAATAATTTCGTTCAAGTTCAAATTCCTAAAACCATTGAAATGTTTAATCCTTTAAATATAAAGTCTGAAAATGATTATGTAAAGGAGGCCAATAAATATAGTCTTGAAACGTTTATTACTTTTAAAAATTTCTGTATTCAGCGGGCACAAATACATGAAAATAATGGTGCTACGAAATTAATGTTTCCACAAGAAGCTCGGCTACGCAACTTTACCTATTCTTCTAATATGAAAATAGATATAGTTATTAAATATATTGTTCGAACAGGGAAGGATTTGTCGTCGGAACAAACCATATACAAAGAGATGAAAAACTTGTGTATAGGCAAGCTACCGATTATGTTAAAATCAAGTATTTGCATCTTAAATCAATATCAACATATACCTCACACTTTAAATGGAGAATGTTATATGGATCCAGGAGGATATTTTATAATAAACGGTTCAGAAAAAACTTGCTTGGGTCAAGAAAGAGCTGCTGAAAATCGTGTGCAGTGTTTTAATATAACAAAAAATAATAATAAATGGAGTTGGTTGGCAGAAATTAAATCGGTTCCAGATAATAAATGTATTTCACCAAAACAAATATCATTATATATTGCAACAAAAAATAACGGTTTTGGATGCAGTATTTATTTACAAATCCCCAGGATTAAAATACCAATTCCACTATTTATTGTTTTTAGAGCGTTGGGTGTGATCCAGGATAAGAAAATATGTGAATATATAATTTTAGACACAGAAAGCGAAGATGATAAAATAAAGAAATTATTGTTATCACTAAGAGCATCAATAGTAGATGCAAACGACTATTTAACTAAAGAAGACGCAATTACTTATATAACACAGCATGTCATGTATACACCTGTAAATATGGATAAAGAAACTGGGAGAAGGAAAAAATTAGAATTTACAACCAGCATATTATCCGGAGACCTATTTCCACACTGTAAAACAGACGAACAACAAAAATATTTTCTTGGATACATGTGCAACCGTTTACTATTGTGTAGTTTAGGATTTATACCTCCCGATGATAGGGATTCTTATATTAATAAAAGAATTGACCTAACTGGAACATTGTTAAATAACTTGTTTCGTAATTATTTTAATAAACTGGTTAAGGATATGACAAAACAAATATTGCGGGAAATAAATAATGGTTCGTGGAGAACAAAAGAAGATTATATTTCTATAATTAATCATACAAATATTTATAAAATTATAAAATCAACCACCATTGAAAATGGTTTAAAACGAGCATTGGCAACGGGGGACTTTGGTATTAAACACTCTAACAGTAATAAAGTTGGTGTAGCACAAGTGTTAAATAGGCTAACGTATATATCAAGCTTAAGTCATTTAAGGCGCATTAATACACCAATTGATAAAAGTGGGAAATTAATTCCTCCGAGAAAATTACATAATAGCACTTGGGGATTTATATGTCCGGCAGAAACTCCTGAGGGGGCATCAGTTGGCATAGTTAAAAATTTAAGTTACATGACAAATGTAACTATACCAAGCGATAATTCGTTATTATATGAATTTATTGAAAATAAAATAAAAACGTTTAAAGATATTACAAAAAACGAACTGGTTAATGGTGTTAAAGTATTCATCAATGGAGCATGGATTGGTATTACGGAAGACCCATTTGTTTTATTCAACCAATTAAAAGAGATGAAATATAAAGGAATTATTAATATTTACTGCTCAATAATATTTAATATTTCTATGAAAGAAATACATGTAAATAATGATGCAGGAAGATTAATACGCCCTGTTTTAAAGGTAAAAGATAATAAATTAATTTTAAATAAAACACATGTTACTATGTTATCAAAAAAAAAATTAAATTGGAATGATTTATTAACTGATATGACATGTAATAGCTCTATTATTGAGTACATTGATTCATCTGAACAAAATTTTAGTATGGTTGCGATGACACCAAAAGATTTGATTTCGACTAAAAAAAATCATATTTTTAACTATACTCATTGTGAAATACATCCAAGCACTATATTTGGTATTCTTGGTTCGTGTATTCCATATCCAGAACATAATCAATCGCCAAGAAATACATACCAGTGTGCTATGGGCAAACAAGCAATGGGTATGTATGTGACTAATTATAATACTCGTATGGATAAAACCGCTTACGTTTTATCTTATCCAATGAGACCATTGGTAGACACCCGTATTATGAACATGATGAATTTGAATAAAATACCTTCGGGCGAACAAATAATTGTTGCGATTATGACACATACCGGGTATAATCAAGAAGATTCTATTTTATTTAATAAAGCTTCCATTGACAGAGGTATGTTTTTAGCTACTATTTATCATACGGAAAAGGATGAAGATAGAAAAATAAATGGAGATGAAGAAATTAGATGTAAACCAGATCCTTCAAAAACAAAGGGTATTAAATTTGGTAATTACGAAAAGTTAAATAATAATGGTGTTGTTCCAGAAAATACACTAATTGAAAATAGAGATATTATTATAGCAAAGATCTTACCAATCAAAGAAGCGCGAAACAATCATACAAAAGTAATGAAATATGAAGATCAAAGTAGAATTTTTAGAACACACGAGGAATCATACATCGATAAAAATTATATAGAGCGAAATGGAGATGGATATAATTTTTGTAAAGTTCGTGTAAGAACACTTAGAAAACCGGTTATTGGTGATAAGTTTAGCAGTCGCCACGGACAAAAGGGAACAATCGGTAATATAATCCCCGAATGTGATATGCCGTTTCTTGATAACGGTGTAAGACCGGATATTATAATTAATCCACACGCAATTCCTTCGAGAATGACGATTGCACAATTAAAAGAAACTCTTCTTGGCAAAGCATTATTGGAATTGGGACTATTTGGAGATGGTACCAGTTTTGGAAATCTCAAGATTACAGATATATGTAGCGAGTTAAGAAAATTAGGATATGAATCGAATGGAAATGAACTAATGTATAATGGTTTGACTGGGGAACAAATGGAAACATCAATTTTTGTTGGACCAGTATTTTATCAAAGACTAAAGCACATGGTTTCAGATAAACAACATAGTCGCAGTAATGGTCCGATGGTAAATCTAACGAGACAGCCAGCCGAAGGAAGGTCTCGAGATGGCGGATTGAGATATGGCGAAATGGAAAGGGATTGTATGTGCTCTCATGGAGCATCACGATTCAATAAAGAACGTTTGTATGATGCATCAGATGCGTATAATGTAAATATTTGTAAAAAATGCGGTTTAATCGCATCTTATAATGATAAGCTACATATACATTATTGTAGAGTTTGTAATAACCGCGTAAGTTTTGATAATGTTAAAATACCTTATGCTTGTAAATTAATGTTCCAAGAGTTGATTACAATGAACGTAGCACCAAGAATTATTACATAAAACATTATTAATATTTATTAACATTTATTAACATTTATTAACATTTATTAACATTTATTAACATTTATTAACATTTATTAACATTTATTAACATTTATTAA